ACAACACTACTCCAAGACAGACCCTTGTGGATTGTCTTAGACAGGTGACACGTATGCGACCTCTAAACCCCGGAGCTTACTGTAATAGTAAACTTCACGTCTAGAAGCCGGCCGATTAAGGCTAGCATCACAAGATGGCCCACTTTAAAAAGAAAAATCTCAAAAGGATTTTCCTTAAATAAAAGCCCTCTAAGAGAGCTTTATTGCTGCAATCAATTGATGCAACGATAATTGTATGTAATTCTGCCCTACAGGTAAGGTAGAAGAAATGTACATATACAGCACGCTTGATGCTGTAATAAGTTTACACGAAATTGTGTGAACGCATCGATAGAATCGGTGTTAAAAACGCTACGCTTGAAATCAAACGTGGAATGAACGTTGTTCGACAACGTGTGATGGAACAGGGCATTGTGCCTCGTTACACTGGACGTCAACCGGAAATTTCTGGTATGACAAGACTGATAATGTTACTCTGTAACATTCACAACAAGCAAGGTAGGCGTAAGACATTTGAAATGTCTTGCGCTAATGCTTTGAACATGACCGTGATCTCACGATCGCTTCCGTGCCCTGATTAGAGCGCGATAGATGCTGCATTGCTGTAGCATAAAGTTGATTATTCAACGCCTTTTAGGGTTGAAACTCAACTTCTTACAGATCTGAGGGAGTGGCTCATAGGCTACCTACCTGGTCAACACATCGTGTTCGGATCAAAAGAAATCACCGACACGCTGGTTCTCACTGGCGGGTCAACACTAGAGGTTCCCCGAAATGTCGGCGGAACTGCATCATATGCAGAGAACTTCGCGGCGACTTACCAAATCATGGTAGGTGACGACGCAGAAGAGTTCTTTGACCAACTTTTGTATTTCAATGAATCGCCTAAAAAGGCTGAAGTACTTGCCCTGCCCGTTTAAGGCTGGAAGACTCGCGTCGTAACGAAGTCATCAAGTGTAGACTAACTAAAAGGTTAATCTTTGAGAAAGCTCCTGTTTAATATACTCAGGCGCGATCCTAGAATTGCTATCGATGACGATAGAAAAGTTTGCAGACGAATCTGCAAAAAGGTTTTGAAACCTGGAAAACTCCATGTTTCGAGTGATCTGTCGCGTGCGACAGACTTGGTCTCGATCGATTCGATTGAGACAATCTCAAGTGTTCTGCTAGAAACTTATTAACTAACAGAAGCTATGCAGTCGTATCTTTAAGACGCGACAAAAGAACAGGTACTGACGTATCCTGATGGTTCAACAACGTTACAATAACGAGGATCATTGATGGGTTTGCCACACACATGGGCATACCTTAACTTATTGCACCTCTTTGCATGGGAAGCATCAATTCTGATGACTCATGAAAGTGCATATAAAGGACTCAAAGATTGCGTCCAGATTTGTGGAGACGATTTAATCGCCTCCTTCATTGATTAAGCTCACATTGATGAGTATAATCGAATCATGATTGGACTTGGATTCCAATTCTCACCGGGGAAACATTTCGTTTCTCGGAAATATGCGATATTTTGTGAACAATTTTACAATATTCGTAACTGTAAATTGATCAATACGATATCAATTAAGGCTATCACATAACGTGACTAGCGTCCAGGGGATGTACCTAGGTTCATCTCCGTACCTTAAGAGCTGCACCGATTAGTTCGGGAGCAGCCAAATAGAAGAGTTACATTGTGTATGCTGCAAGATAGGTTGTTTCCTACTGCGTACACACCTCTTAAGTTTGTTCCACAACAACTTGGTGGACAAGGATGGTTGACGAAGTCGACAACCGTTTCACGCTTAAACGTGAAAACAAGAGAGCGCATGGCTCTCCTAATTTACGGATCTGACAAGTCAGTTCTTAAGTTGATACCACAGGTGGCATCATCGAGAATTATCCATACGGAGAATTACAAACGGCTTTTCGAAGATGGCCGTGGCGATTATCAAACACTTCAACCTATTTGGAAGACGATCGACTTCAAACTGTAAAGAATGACGAAGAAAGTCCCAAAAGGGTGGTTCGAAGCATTAAGGTATGACCAATGGTCAGACTTCTTGGTGTTCTGGATCAAAATTGTCGAAGGTGAATAATACACTAAATTCGCATCTGATCACATGTTTTCATGGAGAGCGGCTGCGAAGCAGTTCACTAGTTTAAAACCAACAATGAAAGCCCTTAACATTAACATGTTATGGACCGATGTCTATAGGCATTTGGATCGTTAAAGTAAAACTAAACGAATGATTGTACCCTCAGAGTACAACAAAGATGTATGTCGATTTACGACGTACTACAGGAACGCTTTGTCCTGTTAATCAATCTTCAAGATATTTCATGAAGAAGTTCGCGTGAAGCGCGAACGAAAAATGCGTAC